AGGCGTATCAATGGTTGATGCTCAAGGTCATGTTCGAAAAACCGATGATGTAATGCTTGATTTAGCCGATACCATGTCACGCATGAATACAGGACAAGCCTACTTATTGGGGAGCAAGCTCGGTCTTGATGAGGGAACAATCGGAACGCTCATACAAGGGCGTGATGCCTTAAAGGAAAGCCTTGCCTACCAAAAAACGCTATACCAATCTAGCGAACAAGATATTAAGAACAGCCGTGAATTACAGAAAAACCGTGCGTTATTAAATTCACAGTTTGATAGCTTTAAAACCATGTTGGGTAATGCGCTCATTCCATATGCGATTGAGTTCTCAAAAATGATCTTGAGTGTATTTGAAACGATGCAGAAGCATCAAAGCACTGTCAAAGCCGTGTTTGGTGGTCTAGCTGTGGTTTTGTCTGCGTCCATCATTCCATTGCTTACTCGGTCATTAGCCCCCTTGCTTGGATTTATGAAGCCCTTTACGCCGTTTATTGGGGTTGTCGCAGCACTTGGTGCAGGGTTTATTGCACTGTATGATGACTACAAAACATGGGCAGATGGTGGGAAATCATTGTTTGATTGGGGTGCGTTAAAGAAATTTATGGACGAGAATGAGTTTTCAGCTCGAAATCTTGGCAAAGCGTTTGTAACATTAGGCAATCAATTCAAAGAGCAATTTATCCCAACATTAAAAGAATACGGTGCAATCGCAAAAGACTTACTTAACGGTAACTTTGATAGTGCATCGAATCGTTCTAAAAAAATGTTTGGGAAGTTTAGTGATAATGCGGTTAATGTAATTGCAAGTGCAACAGGTGAAAAGGCTGAAAATATCGGTGGATTTATTGGAGAGAGTGCGTATCGACTTACACATCGTGGGCAGACTTTTGATGAATATAATCACACATCTCAACCAACTAGAAGCAAAAGCAGAAAGAAAGGCACATTTAGTGATGCAATAGGGGGGTACATTAAAGATGCATCAGAAAGATATGGAATTGATGAGAAAACATTGCGTGGCTTTATTCAAATGGAAGGTGGCTATAATGGTGCAGTATCTTCAACAGGTGCAACAGGGGTTGGGCAATTCACTAAGGGAACATGGAATGGGTTAGCCAAAACAGCAGAGGGTAAGGCAATTGGCATGACTGCAATTACATCACAGAACAAGGGAACTGCAAGCGACCCACGAAAGAATGATCAAATTAATACGATGGCGACTGCCTTGCTTGCAAAACAGAATGCCGATCTATTAAAAAGACATGGTTTAGCGGTAACAGGTGAAAATCTTTATTTGATGCATAATATGGGCGGTCAATTACTTCCTGCAATGAAGGGAGATAACTCAATTAAGGGCAACTTACGGCATGACATAGATGTGAATGGTGGCAAGGGCTTATCCCCAACTGAATTTGTTAATTTCCAAAAAGGTAGGTTTAATGCAAACTATGCAATCGCAAA